TTATAATCCTGTTGATTCCATATATTTGAAATATTTATCCTCGTCAATCATAACTCTTGCGCCCTGTTTTACAATACAAGCGTCTTTGAACTCTTGATTGTGAAAAGCCCATTGTCTTAAAGTTCCGACAGCTGGCACATCATGATAATCATTCCATTTTGATAGTGGAATTAATCTAGATTGCTTTTGCACGTTTGCACTTGGTGTAATCATTTTTTCTAGAGCTAGAATTTCAACAATCAAAGTTTTGAATTCGTTACCGTATTTTTCAACTCCGCTATTGATTTTGCTTTCTATAATATTTTCTATTTCTATTGTTGGTAATTGCATATTTTTAATATCCCTGTTTAGTGTAAATATATTTATCGTTTGTTTATCGCTTGATTATCGTTTGAAAATCGAACCATTTCTTTTTTAAATTGAAAATCAACATCTATTCCACCTCGCTTAATATCGTATTTAGCCTGTGTAGAATTTGTGTATTCCTAATGTCTTGAATACGGCAAATATACCATTCGCCATTATCACAAAGACCGTTGCCATATTTAATAAATTTGCCTCTTTTATCAGAATCTATACGCCCCATTCTAATCCGCCTTTTACCTGTTGTATATGGGATAAAATATACTGGCTCGTTATCCAATAAATCGTTAGGTATCATTATCCCACCTCGTTCAATAGTTCGGGAGTTTCGTAAATGTTACCGATTATTTCGTAGTCTTCGGGTTTGTAATCAAAGTTACATAAATAGTTTTTATATCCGCCGTCAAGTTCGGTAAAGCAAAAGGCGCTTACATCTTTATCGAATTCAACCTTGTAAAGGCAGCTTGTAAGTGAATCCGTATCCTCTGAAAAATATGTTTCTTTTAAAATATCGCCTTCAAAAATTAGATTGTTATTCTTATCTTTTTTGCCTGTGCATTGAATTAAGTTGTTTAAATCAAGTTTACACATTAAGGTTTCCATTTTATCTAGCGAAACAATTTCACCTCTTGAACGGGTAAAGTCTATGGCTGAACCGTCATATATTTTATTGTTGTTATTGTATCTAAACTTAAATCTATCTTGCATTATCTATTTCCTTTATCTTTAACTAATATCTATGTTCCATTTTGGGTCTAATATTCCTTTAAATTTTAAATAATACAAAATTAACCTTACACGGTGTATTGTATTGTATTTTAAATCAGAGCTTATACTAAGACATGTTTTTGAGTATATCGCATTTAAATGTGTCTTAACGGTGATTATTGATATTCCTAGATCGTCAGCAATTTGTTCGTTTGACAAACCGTGCGAAGCAAGTTCAACAATTTGTTTTTCTCTGCTTGTGAAATCTTCATAATTTAATAATGGCTGTGTAACTGTTTTATTCTTATAAAGAATGTAAGTATTTAATAGTGTTTCTATATTTCTATATAATTCTTTTTCCATGAATTTTTCCATTATTCACCACCCTTTGCTTTGTTAATGATGTCTAAAATTACAAACACTTGGCAATTTATATTACATTTTTGCGCATTTGCAAACACACAAGTTTCACAATTCCTTTGTTGGTAATTCTTAATCTCATCAAGTGCTTGTTTGTATTTTGAGTTTTCGGCATTTAGGTCTTTAAAAACTATGGCTCTTATTTTGTCAGACAATTTTCCATTGTTTCCAAAGGCTATTTCTCTTTTCAATTCTTCGCATTCTTGCTCCTTAGCTTGGAGTTCTTTTGCTTGTTCATCAATAATCAATTTTATTTGCTCGTGTAATTCTAAATAAGATAATCTTTCATCTTTATCAAGAATACCTTTTTTAATAAATTCAATTCCGTATTTTGAATTATCATTTATAACAGCTTGAACTTTTTTAACTACGTCTGTTTCAATTCTATAAAGTTCATAATATGATTTCCATTTATCGCACTCTTGCTCTTTGGCTTTTCTTTTTGAACGTTCAAAATCTAAATCTGAACTTAGTCTTTTGTTTTCTTCCTTTAGTTGTGAAAATTGTTCAAATTCTTTTGCTGTAATTCGTTCTGGGTTTTCTACGTTATTTATAAACTCTGCAAAGTCTTTTTGTGTTGTGTAGTTTGGTTTTTCTATTCCTAATTTTTCTGCAAAATGATTAATAGTATTTTGCAAAAATGCAATTTCTTCTTTTGCTTGTGCAAGTTGTTTGAAATAACACCATTCAGAAGGGATATTTTTGCATTTAGTTTCCTTTTTATTTATTGGGCTTGCGCAAATGCCATTGTTATAAAACTTGCATTCGATTCCGTCTATTGTTGTTTTGTTTGTGTTTTCGTCTACTTCTCTTATTATTTTTGGGAAGATGTTTCCAAGATGAGCCGTTAGAACTGTTGCTGTTAAATTTTTAATATTGTAATCAACACCTATTTTTAAAGAAATGGCATATTCATAACTGCCGTAATGTTTTGGGTTTAAATTATATCCAAAATTTTGAATAGTATGTATATTGTTAGATGTGTTGATAGATACGTTTTCGGGCGGTTGAACATCTACGGCAATTTGCGATAGAATATTATATATGTCTTGTAGCACTTGTTTTTGTCGTGGTATATTATCTAACATTGTTTACTCCTGTTATCTGTTCAAGTATGTAACGTCCTAATTCTGGAATTACGCAATTTCTCAAGGCTTGTCTTGTATTTACACCTTTGAAAAGTTCTTTCGGTATGTCGTCATAACCGTATCTTTTTTTTAGTTTAGTGGGCTTATCTTTTATTTTCCAAAAATCCGCGTCTTGGAATTCTGCTGAAAGAATAAAATCTGAACTCCAAAAATAATGACGGCAAATAGAAAAGCTCGGCTGTATTAGTGGGGTGTAATATGGAATTACATTTTCTATTACCCATTTGATTTTTGCGTGATGTTGTAAAAGAATTATTTCTTCGTACAAAGACATTGACGGGTATTTAATTCTGTTTTGATATTTACCACCAAGTTGGTTTGTGAAATTTAGCCTGCTATGTGTTTGACAAGGTGGTGAACTCCAGATGAAATCGAATTTATTAAAATTTTCTAGTAAATATTGATGTGCGTCACCAATAATAACTTTATCCTTCGGAAATTTGTAGCTATAAATTTTAGCAATTTTTTCATCTATTTCGACGGCTGTAACTTCGTGATTTTCGCCCCATAAAGAACGATTACCGCCAATTCCGCAATAAAGATTAAGGATTTTCATTTGCACGTTTCCTTTTCTTTTCTTTTCTTTTCTTTTCGGTCCTCGTTTATCATCATTGCAAATTTCAAAGGACAAAAACAATCTCTACAAATTTTTGTACCTCTTTGATAAAATGGATCATCTACTAGAAGTCCGTAACAGTATGAATTGATTCTGTCACTACATTCGGGGTATTTATCACGATAGCGCTCAATTTTTAACTTTTTGTTTTTTATCGAAGTTTTGATATTATCTTGTAATGTTTTTAATTTATCAGTAACATAGCTACCTAAGCCAATAAACAATAAGGGGCAAAAAATACTTACAAGACAACAAAAACTTAAAAGTGGGTTACTTGAGTTAGAATCTTTCTGTAAAAGCACAGCAGATACAACGATACTAAGCATGCTTAGAAAAACTGTAACGGTTAGGCAAATATTTTCTATTGGAAGTTTTATAAAGATTTTTGTTAGTGATTCTTTCATTTGTTCAATCTTTCATTTGTTCAATCTTTTTTTTTGTTGCTTTACACAAAAGGTACTAGATATTATTTATCCGTGCGCTGTACCTTTTGTGTCGGGCTGGTTAATTAGTGGTCTTAGTGTCACAACCCAGCTATGCCGTACCTAATGCGCCAAGCGTCTGATATAGGCTTTATTATGTTGTCTTTCCAACTGTCATTAGTTCTTTGTCTGTGTTAGTGCTAGTGAACTAAGACTTTCCCCCACAATCGGTAATCTCGGCTCTCGTGGGTTCAGAGTACGCCGTACACGCTTTATTAATTACTTTAGGTTGTAGTGAGATTTTGCAATCTCTAAAGCTAATGTATCTTCCATTTCTTCACGTTGTGGAGTTGACAGATTTTCAAAATCTAATCTATTCATTTTCATTTCTGCTTGAATTGTTTTTGTTGGAAGTGGTAAACGTATTTGAATTGTTACAACGTCGTATTCATCTGCAATTACATTCCACTTGAAAGCTAAACGAGGGCAAATGAAGAATTTTTCTAGTTCGCTAACTCTAGCTTGCAACTTTCTATTTTCTGATAGTAACTCGTCAACAGTGTGTATTTGTGTGATTTTGTTTTCTTCTGAAACTTTAATCTGAGCATTTTGTAGCATTAGACACCTCATCAACTGCGTTATTTCTTTTACAGAAGGTTACGCAATAATGTTCTTCATCAAACTTTTTAAGTTCTTCTTTTAGCTTTTCGTTTTCATCACTTAATGCGCTTACTTTTTTGTTAGCTTCTTCCAAGTCGATTTGTAAAACTGAAATTTCATTATTTAGTTCAGCTCGTTTTTGAATGTTTTTTCTTATTATATCAGCTTGATTAGCTGAAATAGTTTCGGCTTTTTTCCTTTTTTCAAGCTGTTTTTCTAAGTCTTTGATTACTCTGTTTATAAGACTACTTTGTATATCTGTAAGGAGTCTGTATGCTTTTAACTTTTTTTTATTAAATATGTCAAACATTTTTTGTACCTCTTGATTTTGCTTTTTTGTGATTTTGATATATCGAATGATAAACATTCGATATATCGTTTTATTATCTTTTGATTAGATATCTTTTAAAATTAAAAGATTTTCTTTGTCTTGTAGGTTATCAGAAATGTATTTAATTTCATCTTTGATAGCGTGCTCAATTTCGATTTCGTAATTTGGAATTTGCAATAAAATTGCTGGTCTATCGTAATCGTCTTTTGTAATTTGAAGTTCAATATCAAATGTGTAATTGTCTGTGCCAGCTTTTACGTACGGCATAGTACACTTAAAATTTGTTGGAAGTGTAATTTCTTCGGTTGTACCTTCTCTAGCGCCCGATTGAATCATAAATTGACAAGTTACACCTTCTTCAAGTTCACCGTCTTCATTGAAAATAGGTTGGCTTTGCATTCTTGCGGTTTTTGCAATTCTGATTGTTGAAAGTTTTGTATAAACATTTTTGAAATCAACAATTGACGGTTTTAATCTTTGTAACAGCAACAAAAATGAATTATGGTCGAATAATTTATTTTTTGCGCCCGACAACGCTTCAAACTGTTCAGAGTAAATTCTCTCAAACGTACAAAATCCTTCGTGTTTGTCATCATCTGCACAGAATTTAGATTCATTGATACCAACTTGAACAGTTGCAAAATTGCCGTTCTCATTGTTTCTGCGTCTTAATTCTTCCTTGATAAAACTTACAAAAGACTCTCTAGAGTGTACTGTTGTTGACGGCACTGTAGCTCTAGAGCTCTCATTAAGTTTATATTCTGCGTTTGCGTCACTGTAAATTAGTTCTTTTTCTTCTTGTGTATAAGTATTTTGAACCCTTGTTATACTTGTTAAAGGTCTAAGGTCTTTTTTAAACAATTGTTCTAAGAATTTTAATAATGCTTCCATTTTATTTATTGTCCTTTCTGATTATGTATTTTCCAATTTTTGATGAATAAAGTTCTTGGTTTTGTAGTTTGTAGAGAATTTTTCTCACATCTGCAGAGTGTCTGCGTAAAATTTCTTCTTCCTCGTCTGTTGGTGTTGCTGAAAATATTAAATCATTCAGCAATTCTGACGCGCTAACATCTATACCGTGATGAGATGAGACATATCTACGTGTCAAGTTGTACAACCTCGCCTTTTGTAAATGTTTGAGGGTCGTCAAGGTAAATATTACCTTTGTTGTCACGGAAGAATGGTTGTGCTGACGGTTTTCCTTTTGGTTTTGTTAGGTTGACGTCTGCGCTGATTGTTGTTTCTTTTCCGTTTTCGATTGGAGTGATCAACAAATTAATTTGCAATTTTGCAGATTTATTGTAGCGTTCAACTGCAATAATCGCATTTTTTAATTCGGTGTCGATAACTTCACCAAGATACTTCGTTCTATCTTTTGAGTCGCAAGCTCTGATGATATTCATTAAACAACCAATTGTTAACGCTTCATCTGGTGCGATATACTCGCTGTCTTTTTCTTTAGCCATTGTTGCTGTTCCTTTCATTTTGTGTTTGTTTCCTTTCTTGAATTATTTCAACAGGTGCAAAAATTTCTTTTTCTTCCTGTCCGTCTATTTGGTACTTGTAGCCTTTGTTCATTGTTTTAAATAAACCGTCCGCACTCCAACCACAAGAAGGGCAATCATAGGGGCTTGGGGTAATCATTTCACAATTTGAGCAAATGTACATTTGACTTAAAAATTTTAGTTTGAACTCGCGTTCACTTTTGAAGTGTTCAACTTTCATTTTGTGCTCGGCTCATGATGTATACTTGTGAACAGATGAAAGTTTTCTTTTCGGTGTCATTAAAACGTCCTATTAATGTTATTTCGTCGCCTGCGTTAAGTGTAATCTTTTTCCAATAAATACAAGTTATAGTTTTGCCCGATTCGCTTTTCACTTCAAAAACTATTTTAACTTGTCTTCCGTCGTTATAGTGAACTTCTTCAACTACTCGTGAAACCTTTATGCCTTCATAGGTTTTTACACTTGAACTTTGCGGATTGTAAAATTTTCGGGTAACGTATTTTTTCATTTTTTATTCCTTTAAGTCTAGTACGTCGTGAATATTAAAGTTGTATTCTTTTGATAGGACTTGAAAATCTGTCACACGCCCTAACATATTTTTTCCAAAGCCGTTATAATGTTTTTTTATAAACTCGATTGCACTTCTTTTGTCTGAAATGTTGTCATAATCGGCGTGTCTTTCTTTGAAATTTATATCTGCCAATCGTGAGTCTTCCGCCATACGCTTAAATTTTTTCTCGCTTTCAGCTTGTTCCTGTTCTTGTTGCTCTTCCGATTTACCTGTAAAATTCCAAGTGTCGTTGTAGCATAAATCCCAATTGTCTAAGATTTGAGTTAGATTTGGTTTTTTAATAACATTGTCGATTTTCCAGCCACGATTGGCATTTTTGAACATCTTTGTCCAATCCTCAAGCGTAATCATTCTGCCGTCAATGCGTTCTTTTTGGATAATATTTTCAATTGTTTGGCGATTTTTATTAGATACAGCTTGATTTCTTTTTAAAATTTTGTTGTGTATAACAATGACATCTTGCGGAGTATAAGGTAATTCGGTCGGTGTTTCATCTTCTTCAACAATAGGTGTCGGAGTTTCGTAACCGTCCTTGTCTTGTGTATCATAATCTAAAGGAGTTTGCGGTTTAATGCCTTCCGCTTGTGTGCTATTTAAGCCTTTAACTCCGCAAGCGTCTTCTTGTGTTTTGGTAGTACCTTCTTGTGTACCTGTGCCGTTTTGAGTTTCTGCTTCGGCTTTGCGTTTAGCTTCTCTCATTTCAACAGCTTTTCTTGCAGATTTTGATTTACTTTCAATCTCAAATTTTTGTAATTCAATTCGTTCTGAAGTGTAAATCTTTTTACCCTTGCGTTCGGCACGGTAAAATAAATCATAGTTATCAAGAATTCGTTGTATAATGTCTTCGTCTTCTCTAAAATGATTAGCGATAATATCAATCTCATCTTGGTAAATTTCATCACGATAAGCGAACTCAACCAATCGCCAATAAATACCGTAGCCTTTGTTACCTTCTCGGGCTAACAGTTTTACAATTTTTGGGTCGCATTCTGCGTTTATATCGTGTTTAAAAAATGGGTTCTGTATTTTCAATTTTAACTTCCTTTTTTTGGGGTTTTCCGATTAGTCTAATTAGTTCTAGGACCGTTGCCTTCATTTGGCAAGGTCGACGTTTTGGGTCTTTTTTAAACTCAACCTTTGGGTCGTAAGAAATTTGTTGACGTACTATTTTGTCAAGTAGACAACCTTCACATTTGCAATGGCGCTCATAACAATCAAGCGCGGTTTTGTTCCAATAAAGGTATCTTGATTTTGCTGTAAAGCCGATATCATTTTTCTTAGACATTTCTGCAAACCTTTAAATTTCCGTACTTGTCAATTCTTCCTGCTGTAATCCATTGGTTGACAATGTCAACTGCTCGCAATACCGCGCTTTTTTCAACAATTTCGCTTGTCATATCAAGCACTACGAAATAATCAGTCATTCTGTTTATTAGTTCTTGCAAGTTGATTGCTCGTAGTTTGCGAATACTTTGGCGTCTGCTTTTCTTCAAATCCATTTCTACTCCTAGCTTGTTTTTGTTTGAAATGTTCAGGGGCAATGTATAAATTTTCAATTCTGAACATTTGGGGTTGTGTCATTTTTTTAAGTCCTCAATTTTGCAATTCTAATTTACAAAATCATTCGTTTGGTGTATTCTATTTTTCAAGAACATTTGATAAACTGATTGTAAATCTATGATAATACTTTTGTCAATCTATACTAAAATAAGTATTTACATAAGTTTACAATTATCGGGCAAAAACACATGACTACTCAAGGCGAACGATTAAAAAATATCAGAAGAAAATTAGGGCTTTCTCAAGCTGAATTAGGCGAAAAACTTGGATTTTCTAAACAATATCTATCAAACATTGAGGCTGATAGAAATTTAATGAATAATGACAAGTTAGTCAAGCTGTTAGTTGACTTTAATGTAAACATCAATTATCTTCTTGCGGGTGTTGGTGAAATGTTCAACACTCCGACATCTAATGAAGACTTTAGAAATTCTGAAATGATTAGCCTTATTGATGAAGCGCTTAAACGACACGGTCTAATCAAATAAAGTTCAACAGTTCGCTTAAAATTTTTGCAGCTCTCTTTTTGCCGTATGTTTTATACAAGGCATACGAAACTTGAATAAGTACGATACGCATACATAATCTCTCTTTCATTTTTTGCTATTTATTACTATTTCGGGTAAGTTGTGATAAAAAGTTAAGCAAAAAGTTTGACTAAAATCTACACACTATTAGGGTGTAGATTTGATGAAAAATTGCTATAAAATAGGATATGAATAACTTGTTTAAATCGGTTGGTTTCAGAATAGCAAAAAACAGAATATTATTGAATTTAAGCCAAGAAAAATTAGCGGAACTTGCACACGTAAGCCGTAATTTTATAGGCTGTGTTGAACGTGCTGAACGTCGTCCGTCTATCAATACTTTGTTAAGAATTGCAAAAGCTCTTAATATTTCGCTTGAGGAACTCTTTAAAGATTTTTAATTTTATGTTAGGTTAAAAACACTAAAAGAAAGGGCAATTGTGAAAGAATTTATAAAAAAAGAATGGTTCAAGTTAGCGTTCATCATTTTATTTGTTGTCTTATTGTTAGAGCTTAATGCAATAAACAGCACTCTAAACAAAGTTAAAAACGAAGTAGGGGCAATTGATTCTATTGGTATAACAAATGAATTAAGAGATATTAGCTTAAATCTAACTAGATAATATCTGAAGGAATAAAAATGTACCAACGTCACAACGCTTTAATAATTTCTTGTTTCTTTAATTTTTTACCGCTAATTTTACTTTTATCCATTTTTAAAAGTTCTAAGGTTTTATTGCTTGTTTCTATTCTTGCAATTGCCGTTACGACATATTTTTTTATGGGAAAAATTGAAACTGTCTTAGATAAATTATTCGTGAATGTTGACGAGGCTTTACAAGAAAAAATAATGTTATTTTTTAATGTAGCTTGTGTTCTTGAAGTGGTAATTATAGGATCTCTGATTAATGCGTAGAATTTTTGTTTTGTTTACAGTTTTATTTTTGTTTCAATCGCAAGCTATGAGTGCAAAACTTTATAATGAGCATTGGTATCAAAATCAATGGTGTACTCGTTGGGGCGGTCGACAAGAGGTCAAACTAGAAGACTTTACGCGCATTGATTGTGTAACAAAAAACTATGTTGTTGAATTCGATTTCGGGCGTAAGTGGGCAGAATGTCTAGGACAGTCACTACATTATAGCGCAATGACAGGCAAAAAGGGGGCTTGTATTTTAATTCTTGAAAAGCCGTCAGATTACAAGTATTTTGAGCGTTTGCGCCTTCTTGGTAAAAAACACGGCATTCAAGTTTGGTATATGAAAAGTCCGCTTTATACAACCAACGGAAAACTCATTTTAGGATTTTAAAAATCATCAAAAGAAGTGAAAAATTTTTCACTTCTTTTTTATGCAAAAAATAAAATTTAAAAAAAATCGAACGGCTGAAACACAAACTACATTTATTTTTTTAATCGGTCGATAATCGGACGATAAACAATCGGTAAAACGTCCGATTATCCATAAGAGAAGATAAGAGAAGATAAGAGAAGAATACCCCCATATCCCCCAAAGGGGGAGAGTGTAAAAAATTAAAAATCACGACAAAAACGGCGCATAATTTCAATGTGTCAAAAAGCCCTTAGAAAGGGGTATACAAAAAACGCTCTCTCGGAAATTCCATTATAGAAGGGAAAGTAACCCGTGCGCAAAAATTTCAAATTTCAAACACGTCAAATTACATCAAAAACGAAAGCAAACACACGTTACAACTGCACTACAGGCAATAACACCTTGACGGCTGAAATGCGCATTTAATAATTTGTTACAAAACACTAGAACCCATGAAAAATTCATGGGTTTAGCTGGGTGAAAAATTTTAAAACCGTACGTCCAAAGTTGACAGAGTTTTAAAAATGGTACATAATGAGATTGTGCTTTGCACGGACGCTCTAGTAAACGAAAACCAAGTAGATACGCTTGGAGCTGATACCTTTGAACGAAGTCGACGTGCGTTAAGAGTACAGAATAACTGTGCCTAAACGAAGTAAATAACAAATAAATAGCAAGAAATTCTGAAATAAGATTTTACCATAAGGTTACCACTAGGCACAGTAAGTAGGATAGTTAGAATATGTTTACCCATTGCCACACAACATTTCGGACAAAAGACGTATATTTTTTGTTTGATAATAAAGACTTTATGAACCGTCATATCTTTATCGCTATGTGTCCAAAGTGTAAACAAATATTCACTAAGTTGGTAGAAACAAGAAAGGCAGATAACAAAAGATTTGAAAAAACTCTCATCGGCAATAAAGCAGAAAAGATGTTGAATTCATTACGCAATGAAGTAGACATAAAGCAATCAGATTTAGTTCAGAAAAGGGCTAAAATGCACGAACAAAAAGGGATTGTTTACGGTGAGAATATCGAATACAAGTGCGGTGATGTTGCAAGATATGCGCATTCGTTTATAAACAACAAACGCAAGCTAGTCGGCATTGACCCACAATAAAAAAAGCTATTGTAATAGTTATCCAACCCACGTAGGCAACGTGTTGTAGACCAAATATTTTTTCCAATTATCAAGCGTGGGTTTTTCTTTAAAGTTTAATGGCTTAGACCGACACCCCCTTTCTTTTTAAAGTAACAAATTGTCCTAGTAAGTTAATGACGTATTTAGTTCGGTCTAAGTTGACAAAATTTATTTCTCTCTCTTTTCTCATAAAATATTAATTACAGTGTAGGGCTTAATGCCCTTTTTCTTTTCATCAATAAAAACACATATTGACTATTCTTAGTAAAAAATCAAATGTATCGGGCGTGAAGGGGTTCGCGTCCGTTTTCTTTCAGAAACACAATAGACGAGGGCAAAATAAAAAATGTACGATTTACCTAAACTTACAGCTAAACAAAATCAATTTGTATTAAGTTATTTGACCAATGGCAATAACGCAACTCAAGCATATAAGGCAGCTTATGACACTTCAAATATGCAAGATGAAACGATTCATTCGGAAGCGTCAAAATTATTGAAGAACGATAAAATCCAACAATGGATTGAGCACTCACAAGCCAAACAACAAGAAGTGATTGAAGAAGAATTAAAGTACACAGCAAAAGAAGCCTTTAATGAGTTTGAAGCTCTACAAGTAATCGCGCTTAAATGCAAAGATAACAATAGCAATCCTTTGATTGGCGAAGCACGCAAGATGATTGAAAACAAATGCAAACTTGCAGGCTTGTATAAAGACAATGGTGATATGAATGTTGGTATCACAAACGTAATGCCTTCTGTAACTGTCAACGGTGAAGAACTAGATTTTGGGTTTGAAAAGGCTGAAAAGTAATGCAAACTCATTATGAACTAGAACTACCTCAAATTCTAAACATACCGCCTAAACTTTATCCGATATTCACAAAGTTTAAACAACACCGATTTATTCTATTACACGGCGGTCGTGGCGGTGCTAAATCTCACAGTGTTGCAAGATTACTACTTTACATTGCGGAACATTATAAAGTACGCATATGTTGCGGTCGTGAAACTCAAAACACCATTGAAGACTCCGTTTACAAAATCTTTATGGGAGTTATCAGAGATAATAATCTGAACTTCTACGAAAGAAATAATAAAATCTACCACAGGCTTACGGGTTCTGAAATAGTATTCAGAGGATTTAGACAATCGGGTAACGTAAACATTAAAGGTTTGGAAGACTTCGACATTCTTTGGATAGACGAAGCAGAAGCAATTACGGAAGAAACATTAGATATCATTATTCCAACAATCCGTAAAGCTGGTTCTAAACTAATATTCACAATGAACCGCAAGCTAAGACGTGACCCTGTTTATACGGAAATGGTTAACAAAGAAGAAAATTGTTTAATCATCAAAATCAACTATTACGAAAACCCTTATTGTTCAGCTGAACTAATCGAAGAAGCTGAAAAAATGAAGGTTAAAAATCCTAAAAAGTACAAGCACGTTTACGAAGGTGAACCAGAGGAAGATTCCGAGTTGATGTTATTCAGCGCTGACAAGCTGGATTTAATCAAAAAAGTTAAGATTTACCCAGAACGCATTGAACCATTTAGAAGTATGGCTGTTGATTTATCTGGCGCTGGTGGTGACTTCTGCGAATGTTCAATTGTAGACCAAGTAATGTCAAGCAAGTACAAAGTGTCAGACATTATCGAATGGCAGATTGCAGATACAGACGTAACTGTCGGTAAAATCATCAATCTTTACAAGATGTTTGAACCCGATATCTTAACCTTAGACGCTGACGGTATGGGATATCCGATTTATTGTTCAGTATCAAAAGCCGTTGAAAATTGCATTGCCTTTCACGGTGCAGGTAAATCCAATCGTGAAAACTGTGCAAATCAAAGGGCAGACGGTTACATAACTCTGCAAGAGTACGTAGATAATCAGTTTATAATCATTCCGCAAGATAAATGCAGAAATCAATTAGAAACGATTGAAAAAAGATATCAAACGAACGGTGGCAAGATTGTCATTATCCCTAAAAAGGAATATCGAGACAAATACGGCGAGTCACCCGATACTGCGGACAGCGTAATGATGAACATTTACTCAATCAATTACAACAAATTTATGAGTAGAAAACAATCTTACGGTTTTGAGAATTATGAATATTCTATGGAAGAATACAGCGTTTATGATTAACGCTCGATAATCAAACGATTAACAGAAAGGAAACTAAATTATGTGTATCGGTTCAGGCGGTGGCGGTTCTACTAAAGTTGTTCAAGCGCCCGTAGAAACAATTGCTACACCAACAATAGCAAATGCAAACGTACAAAAGGCTGGCAGTGACGCACGTCGACAAGCGTCGGCAGCTGCAAATCAAAATATAAAAACATCTGCAAACGGTCTTAATGACTTTGCAAATACAAATAAAAAGAAATTATTAGGTGAATAATAATGAAAACAAGCACTACTGAAAATAAGCAAACTGAAATTAAAGATGTAAAAAGTGTTTACTCTGTCTCATACTTAGAACAGGTGAGAGCTGAACACGACAAAGTTTTTAATTACATTAAACCCGAGTTACAGGATTTATCAGAATACTTTATTCCTCGTGGTGCTAGATTTTACGCAGATGAAAAAAACAAAAAGCGTAAAAAAATAAACAAGATTAAAGACAGCACACCTTTACGCGCTGTTAGAAATTATTCATCTGGTTTAATGACTTCGGCAAGTTCGCCTGCGTCAAGTTGGTTTACAGCTAAAGTAAAAAACTATACATCTAAAAATCACGACGTAGAAAGCTGGTGCGCATACGTTACAGAGTTGTTGAACTTAATTCTTTCAAGCTCTAACTTCTATCAAACGATACCGCTTTGTTACAGACATTTAGGCGTTTATGGTTTCGGTGCAATTTATGGCGAAAGTCATTACGACAATGTGGCTAACTTCAAGCTAATTCCAATGGGAAGTTATCGCTACTCTAGAAATGCACAAGGTGAGATTGATACGTTTATCCGAGTTTACAAAGAGTCTGTTAGAAACATTGTAGACCAATTCGGTATAGATAATGTTTCAGACCAAGTTAAAAATGATTTCAACAATAAACGCTTTAATGAGCAATATGAAATTTGTCACTTCGTAGCGCCAAACAAAGAATATATGCCAAAAGCCGTTTGGGCTAAAAATAAGAAGTTTGTTTCAATCTACTATGAAATTGGAACAACCGCAAATAAAAACAACAAGCTATTAAGCAAGAGTGGTTACAACCGTTTTCCTTATTTTGTGTATGAAAGTGAGTGCACAGGCACAGACACTTATCCGTCGATTTCATCTGGAATTGAAGCATTACCAGATACACGCCAACTAATGGAAATGATTGAAGATGAAGCAAAGGGCATAAAGAAAATTTACTCACCTGCTTACAAAGGTCCAGCTAACTTAAAATCGAAATTGACAGATAAAGCTGGTGCTTATGTTGCAATTCCAGATAACGCAAAAGAAACAATTCAGCCAATTAGCCAAACTCCTGCGCAGTTTATGAGTATTCACGACTTAATCGAAATTAAGAAAACTGATGTTGAAAATGCGTTCTTTAATGATTTATTTGCAATTATCTTGAATACACAAAAAGGTGATAGAACAGCTTTTGAAGTAAACGAACTAAAAGAAGAAAAGTTATCTTTGTTAGCCCCATTGCTTAACCAAGTTTACAACGGACATAAACGATTAATGGAATGGTTATTTGAACTAGCTTGTGAAGTTGGATTAGTTCCAGAACCACCAGAAGAAATTTTAGACAAAGAATTGGATATTGAATTTTGCTCTACATTAACTCGTGCACGTTTAGCAAGCAAAATTTCGGGCTTTGAAAGATTTGCTACATTCGCATTAAACCTTGCAACACGAGTTGACCCAGCCTACATTCATAAGGTTAAATGGCTTGAAGGTATGGACAAATATTCAGAATGGGGTAATATTGACAGTTCATTATTAAATTCAAACGAAGAAGTTGAAAACATAATGAAAGCTCAACAGCAACAACAACAGCAACAAGCGCAAGAAGCACAACTAATGCAAGCAATGAAAGACGGTTCAGAAATCGTTAAAAATATTGGCGGACAAGACAGCTCTGGCGCTGACCTATTACAAAGGTTTGGTGTTGGCTAATGCTTTTAGAAGAAAAAGAATTCAAGAAAGCCTTTAAATCTGTTATTGCGACTAAAGAAGGGCAACAGCTTTTAAGTCACTACATTTCATATTGTGGTTGTGATGATTATTTAAGACTATCAAACAATCAGCGCGAAGATGATTTTGACGCTGGAAAAAAGTTTATAGGCGGAAATATATTAGAAAATTTTAAGCGCTACAACCTAAAAGGCTACTGCGCTGTGCTTGAAAAAGAACAAGAAAAACTAGCTGAAAATGAAAGGAACGACGAAGAATGACAACAGAAGAAATTACAGCAGGTCAAGAAGGACAACAAGAAGAAATTACAAACGGCTTAAACGGCGCTAAAGCTGATGAAGGTGCTGACGGTGAACAAGAAGGACAACAAGGCGCTAGTGCTGATGAGGGTCAAGAAGAAGAAAATGACTTAATTGGTAAACCAGAAGCATACACAACAGATGATATCGAACTTCCAGAAGGTGTTGAATTAGACCAAGATTTAATGAAGTCTTTCACTGAAAAAGCTGAAAAGTTAAACCTATCACAAAAAGGTTACAACGAATTTATTAAATACGGTATTGATATTTTGCAAAAAAGTCAATCTCAAATGCAAGAAGCATTTAAGCAACAAGAAGTAGCTAAAATTAATGGCTACAAACGCGCAGCTTTAGCTGACAAAGAAATCGGCGGAAGTGTAGCGAATATTGATAAGGCTTGCAAAGAAGCAATCTTAGCATACGACAGATTTGCCTCTGATGAACTTAAGCAAGTCTTAGGTGATACAGGCTTAGAATATCACCCAGCTGTTATTAAGTTGTTTAGAAATATTTCATCACAAATGCAAGATGATACATTCAAAGGTAACAGCGATAACAAAGCTGAATTGAAGGGTGACGTTGCAGCTCGTATGTACCCTAATATGTAAACAAAGTAAGTAAAAGTATATAGCAATTGCGCCTCATAAGAGGCGCTTTTTATTGCAAAAAAAACAAGGAAAGGAAACTGAAACATGAGTTTAATTGGAACAGATTATGTGAATTTAGTTGATTCAATGAAGGAACAAACTGACAAAGACCTTATTGAATTATTAGCTGAAACAAACGACATTATTAAGGACGCACACTATCAACCTTGTAATGCAGCTAAAGGCGGTACTACAAACCACAATGTTACTGTTAGAAATGGTTTACCAAAAGCAACTTGGGTTAAATACTATGAAGGGGTAAAACCTTCTAAAGGTACTACAACCGTTGTAACTGTTTCAACAGGTATGTTGAAAGCGTACAGCGAAATTGATGAGGATTTAGTATTAGACAATCCTAACCCTGCCAAATTCAGACTTAACCAAGCTAAGGCTCACTTGGAAGCAATGAATCAAGAAATGCAAACTCAAATTTTCTACGGACAAAAAAAACAGGGCGATCAATTCGACGGTATTGCTAATTTGTACTCTAGCATTTCTGATGATAAGTCAAAAATTGGTTACAACGTAATCGACGCTGGCGGTACAACAGGTAACTTGACATCAATCTACTTAGTATGTTGGCGTGATACAGGTGTAAGTTTGATTTACCCAGAAAACGGCAAAGCTGGCTTAGAACACGTTGACAACGGAGTTATTAAAGCAGAAGCGCCAAACGGTGGTAAATTTAATGTTTACTCTGACGATTACAAATGGAAACTTGGTGTTGCTGTTGAAGATTGGAGATGTTCTGGACGTATTTGCAACATTCCTGTTGACGAAGACGCGCGCAAAGATTTAGGCATTGACCTTGCTAAATTAATGCGTCACTTAGTTCGCCGAGTTAAAAAACACGCTAAAGGCGGTAAGTTATTCTTCTATATGAATTCGGATATTATCGACGCATTTGAAGACCAAATTCTAGATAAGAACAATATCCAATTTACAATGGGTGAATACTTAGGCGAAGAAGTAGAAATGTTTAAGAAAATCCCATTAAGAGAAATTGACCAGATTTCATTGGAAGAAAAGAAAGTAGCTTAATTCCTTCTTATAGCAAACCTAAACAGACTAGGGGATAGTCGAAATAAAGCGGTAGTGTCTGTTACTCCGCTTTTCTAAAACAAAGAAAGGAAATACCAAAATGTTATTTGATGAACAATCAATCTTATCGGATAATCAACCAATTACAGCAAACGCTGTATCAACTAACACTCTTTACGTAGGCAAAAATGACGCGTCAAGAGAAGATGTACCTTTTAAGGGTGTAGTTACAGAAGCATTTAACAACTTGACTAAATTACAAGTTTTGCTTGAAACTTGCGCAAATGGTACTTTTGCAACTGACAGCACTACAACAATTTACGATAGAATTTTTGAACTTGCAGAGTTGAAACAAGGTGCAGATATCGCCCCTCGTTACGTACCTAAAGGATTTAAAGATTACGTTAGAGCTAAATACGTTATCACGGGTACAGCGCCTACAACAGGTAAAGTTAAAATGGGTGTTGTTGATTGTCACGACGACGATTGGGCTGATGTATAAAACATCTAACTATCATAATAAAAACGGTGGGCTTTTGCTCACCGTTTGCTTATCAAACGATTAACAAACGATAAACAAAATTACATTAATGCTCATTAAGTGATTATTAATGTAATTTTAAAGGAAAAACAAATGAGATATACAAAGCAAAAAATATTCAACCTTACATTAAAAAATCTAAAAATTACAATGGTTGCAAATGAAGGTGATAAAAATTGGGAAGTTTTGGAAGAATATTATCAACCAGCTTTTCAACAAGTTATTGAGGCTACTGAGTGGGTTTTTGCAGACCAATTCAGAAAACTTTTAAAATTAAAAGAAGCGCCTTTAGATATGAATTATCTTTTTGCATACGATTTGCCTAATGACTGTGCAAGCCCTAGAGAAATTGTAAAGCTGAAAACAGAAAAAATTGAAAATTTTAAAATTGCAACTGTAAATAAAAAAATGCAATTATGGTGTAATCGTGACAATGCGGTTTTGAGATACACTAGAAATGATGTAACTGAAGATGAAATTACTAGTAATTTTGCGATTGCGTTATCGTGGTATCTTGCTTTTCTATCAGCGCCGTCTATTGCTGGCTCAAGAGCTACACAATCAGACTGTCTACAAGTTTACACACAATTAATTGATTCTGCTCAAGTTGTTAACGCAAACTTTGATAACAACGACGAAGAACAATACAACAATTGGCTAGAGGCGCGCAATGGCTAGAGTTGTACAAAAATCATTCAATGGTGGTGAAATCACACCAGCTATTCACGCACGCAACAATTTGCAAAAATATGAAAGTTCTTTAGCACGCCTTAAAAACGGTTTTGTTCATATTGAGGGCTGTGTATCAAACAGGCAAGGTACAGAATTTGTCACAGTTGGCAAATATCCTCAAAAGAAAATTAGACTTATTCCGTTTAAGTTCAACAATGAACAAACTTATATGATTGAAGCAGGTGACAAATATTTTAGATTTATTCAAAACGGCGGTGTTGTTGTTTATCCCGATAATTTTGAAGAAGAAGAAAAACGAGGTCTGCCTGTTGAGGTTGAAACTCCATACAGTGAAGATGATTTAGATAAATTACAATGGGCGCAAAATGCTGATGTAATGACATTGTGCTGTTATCCGCAAAAGGAAGTTTATGAGTTATCTAGATTGTCTCACTATGATTGGGCTTTGACTCAATTGGTTATAACTCCAGAGATTTCTGCGCCTACGAACTTAGCCGTAAGTTGGCACGGTTCGTTAGATTCACCACGTGATTATTCATACTGTGTAACAGCTGTTAAAAAGGATAGCTATGAAGAAAGTATACGTAGCGAAGTCGTTACTGTTCGGGGTGAAATTGAAGCTAAATGGGGTGTTGAAGAATATTTTACGCTTAATTGGGCAGCTGTCGAGGACGCGGTAGAATACAATATTTATCGCTCTGTCAACGGTGTTTATGGGTTTATTGGCACAAGTGAAACTAATTCTTTTAAAGATATCAAATACGAACCCGATTTATCATGTACTGCGCCAATATTTAAAAATCCTTTTGCAAATGGTAATTGTCCAGCAACAACAACTTGGTTTCAACAAAGAAGGTTCTTTGGGCGTTTCCCAGACGCGCCCTCTAAGTTTATTGCAACTCAATTAGGTACTAATAAAAACTTTAATATTTCTCGTCCTCTGATTGCTTCTGACGCAATTACAATTAATTTATCTGATAACGGCGTTAACACGATTAAACATCTTATCGGTATGAAAAAGAATTTAATTATATTTACTGATGAAGCGGTTTGGTCTTCTAAGGGTTCTGACGGTACTTATAGCGCGTCACCTTTACCAGAAAATGAAATTGAAGCATATATCGGTTCTTCTGATGTTAAGCCTGTTGTAACAGGACGTATGATTATATTTGTTCACGCTGGCGGTCAAATGCTATCAGACTTAGGCTATACTTGGGCGTCTGATAGTTACGACACAACAAAATTATCTGTTTGGGCACAACATCTGTTTGAAGGTAAAAATGTTGTACAAATGGATTACTCTGAAGAGCCATATCATCAATTATTTGTAATTGAAAACGACGGCACTGCTAATTGCTTAGTTTATGATAAAGCTCAAGAAGTTATTGGCTGGGGTCAATACATCACCAAAGGGCAATACGAAGACGCTAAATGTGTTCGTGAGGGCAAAGAAAATATTGTTTACTTTGTTGTTGAAAGAATAATTAATAATGTAACTAAAAAATTTATAGAACGTCAACCGTCAAGAATTCCTAAAGATGTTTCGGGTGGTTGTTATTCGGATTGCTCACTTCGTTATTCTGGCAAAGCTACTTCGCACGTTACAGGGCTTGAACATCTTGAAGGTGAAAAGGTTTCAATAAATGCTGACGGTGGACACTATGAGGGTGTTGTTGTCAATGGCTCAATTGATTTAGAAATTGAAGCGAAAAATATAGTTGTTGGTCTTCCTTATGAATTCATACTAAAAACATTAAATATTGAAGCAGAGAACACTCATGGCTTAAAGAAGGTCGTTACTAAATGTGACATAGGAATTTATAAATCAAGAGAAGATTTTAAAGTTCTGACAGAAGGTGTACGTCCTTATGAATGCCTACGTTCTAATGAGTCAATTAATAATGATGAACATTTAATCACAGGAATTGTTGAAGCCTATCCACACTCTGATTACACTACCAATGCAAGTGTAACAATTATTCAAGACAAAACATTACCTCTGACTATTACGTCGATTGCAACAGTTCTATCAGTACAGGAAGAACCAACAGATGAACAAGGTTAATAAAAATGAAAAAGATGTACGCTACATCTTAAACCACTTGCGACAACCTGACAAAATTGAATGTATGGCACTCAAAGGTGAAAATTGGAAAGAAGAAGTTTTCAACGAAATAATCAATACAGATTTTGAATGTTTAATCGGTGAAGATGATAACATACCCGTTTGTATGGGTGGTGTATGGTCTACTGATGAAAACAATCCAGATATTGGCTGTATTTGGTTTCTATCTACTGATGAAGTCGTAAAGCATAAAATCAGCTTATTAAAGCATATTAAACGTGAATTAAAAAACTATGACAACAAATATTTTATGACTTACAACTACATTCACGACTCAAACCTTGAAGCGCGCAAGTGGCTTGAACCTTTAGGGTTTGTATTTGGAAATATGAAAGGTATTCCAAAAAGAGAAAATCAAACCTTCTTTTACAGAATTAATCAATCAATGAAAGGACTTAATTAATATGTGTGTTTTATCTGCAATAAGTATCGGAAGCGCTATCGCTGGAATTGTCGGCACTGCTGTTAGTGTTGTCGGCGGTATGCAACAAGCAAAAGCCCAACAACAGGAAGCTGAATATCAGGCGCAAGTTGCGCAACAAAACGCTAACATTGCTAACGAAAATGCAGCTCAAGTTAGACAACAGGGGATTGAAGACGCAAGAAATCAAAGGCTAAAAGCTCTTTCTACAATCGGAACTCAAAAAGCTCAAATGGCAGCTAACGGTATGAATATCGGTGACGGTTCGGCTTTAGATACGATTGAAGATACTGCAATGTTAGGCGAAATGGACGCGCTATCTACAATGTACAACGCTGAACAACACGCCTTAAACTACGAACAACAATCAGCTAATTTCCAAAATCAAGCTAACTTGTCACGTATGGCAGGACAAAACGCTTCATCTGCAAGTCGTATTAATGCTATTGCTGGGGGCTTAAATGGTGCTTCTAAGGTTGGTCTTTCTGTTTCAAACGCTTGGGGTGGTATGAATAGCGATTGGTTATCTAACACAAAATCAAACATTAAAAACTTCGGTAGCTCGTTAAGGGCTAAAACTTTTAGTGTATTGCACAAACCTAAATTTAAAGGTAATCAATTGACATCTGCGGAATACACATTAGACGGAATGTACGGATTAGCATAAGGAATTAATAAAATGGTACGTATAGATAAAGCTCAAAGAGAAGTTAATACTCAAGCGATACCACATCAATACGTGGACGGTGGTAATACAAGAGGTGCATTTGGTGAAAATGTTGCGCTTGCAACTCAAAAAGCTGGTGAGGATTTAGAAGACATTGGTATTATGCTTGATAAAATTCAAGCACAGAATGAACGTGCAAATGTTGTTAAGCTACAAAATGATGTTTACCAACAGTGGGAAGAACCTAATCTTTATTCTAAAGACGGTTATTTTAACCAATTTGGTCGTAATGCAGCTGGCAAGTCTGCAGAAGTATTAGCCAATTATGACGCTTGGGTTGAACAACGTAAAAAAGAATTAGGTATAAATTCTAAACGTGCAAATGTTGTTTTTGCTGAAATGAACAACAGAAACCGTGAGAGAATTTCTAGGGCGATTCTTGCACACGATTTGCAACAAACGCAAGAAACAGAAAAAACAGAACTTAGCCAGCTTTGCAAAAACTATGACACACAGGGTGTTTGGGATAGAAACAGTGATGAACAGTTTGAATATAATCTATCAGAAAAGATTAAAGCTGTTAAAAATTATGGTGTCGTTGCAAACCTTGATAAAACGCAAATTAAAGCATTGATAGATAAAAGTAATGACGAATATCTTAATGGTGTACTGACAGCCTTACTTACTGACGGAAATTATCAACGCGCAAGTGTAATTTTAGAAAATAATAAAAGTTTATTGACTCCAGATAATTATATTAAATTCACGAAAGAAATTAAAAACTTTTCTGATGAGGATTTTGCAAGACAATTTGCTACTGATTTAATAAACAAGGGTTATACAGTAGAACAAGCACAAAATCTTATTGATCAAGAAACGAACTTTGAGATGTGGCAAAAGAAAAATAATCTTTATCATAACTTATATAATACAAAAAAACACAATGAAGAAACTGTTCAAAATGAGATTTTGACAAACGAATTTAATAACCTATTATCTGGTAAATATGACATTGCTACATATACACCGCCAAATAGTTTAGAACCTATAAACCAACAAAAATTAATTAAGATGAAACAAGATTTACTTGAAGGTGGCGGAATTAAAACAGACCCTAGAGTTTATACTGGTTTCTCTATGGCTATGCTTACTAACGCAGAAGAGTTTTCAAAAATTAATTTTGACTTATATCAAAATGTACTAGAACCTAAAGATATTTTAAAATTCAAACAAGCACAGGAAAGAATTAGACAACATGGTTATAGTTCAGTTACCCCTGATGATGAATTTGTATTGAATGCAGCTAAACAATATGGCTGGTTCACAGATAAAAATGCTATGGCAAGTGCAATTGAAGCGTCAATTCAGACAGAAGAAGCTAGATATGGCAAGCAATACAGTAAAGATGATTTAAGACAAAGAGGTGAAAAATACGCTAGTTACTACGGCTTAAGAGGTAATAAAAACGAACGTAGTGCTCTAGATGTTATTAATGACAATATGTCAAAAGAGTTTATGGTTCGTGTTCAACAAGGTTTAAAGGCATACGAAAATAAACACGGCATAAATTCAATGACACCTGAACAATTTAGAACTATGGTTAATAGAATTGCGGGCGAAACAAAAACTAAAGGTGTACAACTTAAGTATGAAACTTTAAGAAAAACCAATATTCAATCTCAAATAAAAGAGTCTCCTAATTTAATTAATTTTAGACATTCTGAAATTCCAGATATTGAAAAAGCATTAGGTTTTAAACTTAATATCTCATCAACAACAAGAGAGCCTAACGGAAGTTACAAATCAAAACATTCAGAAGGCTTGGCAATGGATATAGGCTACACATTAGCTAATGGTCGTAAGATGTCAACGCAACAAAAGCTAACACTTGTAGGAAGAACCTTAGCGTCTGATAAAGTTGCTAAAATTGCAATTTCATCAGCAGACCCCGACGGCAAAATGATTATGCAAGCATACGGCAAAAGATTTGCGTCAAAAATTCAAGATATGAACCAAAAGGACGCTAACGGTAAAACTCGAGACCAAAATTTAAACACAAATCATACAAATCATTTACACATCTCTTTTAAAACAGGGCAACAAACCCCTCAAATAAAAGAAGGTACGATTATTAAAAACAAACAATCAGGCGAAAGAATGATATTGAAAGGTGGAATATGGCAAGCAATTTAACTATACCTAACGGATTTGAAATCGAAACAGAAAATAACAATGTACAAAATAATATAACTATTCCAGACGGTTGGGAAATTGAAAACCCTGCCGACGGCGTTTCTAATGAAAAAACACCCGTATTTACAGGGTCAATTACTGCTACACCTGAATATACTTATTTTGATAGAATAGGTCAATTGCTACATAGAATTAAAAACCTTTCATTTGGAAGTCTAAGAAATGTCAAACACGCTTGGCAACAAGGGCAAACTAATACACGTATAGGTGAATTAAATTTCAAAGAGCTACAAGGAAACCTTACCGATTTAGAACGTAATGAACTTGACGAACTTGAAAACAGAGTTCCATACAATTATGGCATTCAAGAAAATAAAGGTTTGATTAATGATTCAGCATTAGACCCTAATATCAAAAATTTACCAGAACGCTTAAAAAATTCACTTGCTTACAATACTTATGGTGGTATTGAGTCATTCCCTTTAACAATTGATATTTTAAAAGAGAGCGGAATTGGTGGCGCAATTGGTGGTGCTGTTGGTACTGTTGGTGGTGCAATTGGTGGTAAACCAATAAAAGGTTTAATGCTAGGTGCTAAACTTGGTGGCGGTAGCGGTGCTTTCAAAAAAAGTTTTGAACTTGAAGCTGGTCTAGCATATCAAGAATTAAAAAATATGCAAGACGATAACGGAAAACAAATTGACCCTGAATTAGCAAAACAATTAGCCTATGGAGTTGGGGCGGTAAATGCGTCACTCGAATTAGTCGGTGCTACCGCTGAACTTGCAACCATACCAGGTGCGGATAAACTTTTAAAAGTTACTAAGGTTGAAGCCTTGAAAAAAATTATAAAAGATAAAACTATGCAAAATGAACTTATTAAAAAAGGTTCAAAAGCACTAGCAAATTACTATGCTACTGACGCAGAAAAAATCGGGGCAGAATTAGCAGAAACAACATTAAAGAAAAACGCTCAACAAAAGATTTTAAACACATTAGAAGATACAGCTTTAAATCAAGCAAAAAATCAATTGATAAAATCAACCGCAACAGAAAGCATAACTGAAATGTTGCAAGAAAGTTCTAACGTATTTGCGTCTGAATGGGCTAAACAAATTCAAGGCAACTACACTGACGCGTTGTTTAATGATGAAGGTATAAATACAAATACTTTCAAACAAGAACTAGCTAGAGTTATTCAAGCTGGGGCAACTGCTTTAGTACCAGCCTTAACAATTGGTGGAACAGGTACAACAATGACCGCACTTAATATTGCACGTCATAAAGCAAAAATTGACAACATAGACCAAAAAGAAGCTGAAAAAGTTATTGAGCAAATGACACAAGATGAAAAGGTTGATTACATTAATGATAACGAAGATGTGTTAGAAAAATTAGCGGAAGAAAAATACAAGGATTCTGTCGTTAATGAAATTACTGATGATACCTTTAAAAAGTTTGTTGATGTTGGTGTAGATGAAGGAAAAGCCTTTGCAGCTGCTCAACTAGTTAAAAGTTTTTCAAAAGGTACATTAAAAGATATTGATTTGATTAAAGATTTTGCAAACAAGCTAACTACTACAAATAAAAGCGTAGAAGAACGCGTATTTGGTAATACGTCAGAAGTTGATGAAGTTGCTTTTCAATCAGCTATGTATAAAGATAAGACATCTTTTAGTGTTAAAAACTTTGTTGAAAATGTTATAAATAATCCTGCGGAAAATAAAAAGGCAAAAAAAACTATTGATAATTACAAATTAAGCATTCCTGCTGGAGTTGTTACACATTCGATAAATAAACACAGTATGACTGCAGAAGATTGGGAAGAAGTTACAAATAATATTGATAACATTTTTATTGCAAATAAATCTAACAAGAATAATGCTTATAGTCAAGATAATTACAAAGTTGGTATAAAGACACAAAAAGGTGATTTTTACGCTTTAACTATCGGTTTAAATGATTTTGACAATTACATTTGTACAGCGTTTAAATCAACTGAAAAAGGAGTTGAAAGTTTTGTTACGGATAAAGGAAAGACTCCTTCTAAGGTGCATACCGAGTCAAGCAAAAACTTGAGTATCGTAGCTCCCCTTAGCAAAGAGTCTAGTAATAACATTATAAACTATTTAAAGAGAAACTTCAACCCTAAAGAGTTTGCAAAACAAAATATTGAAAAGAATTTTGGTCAATCTGTTGAAGAATTGCAAAACAATTTCACAGATGATATTAAAAATATTCTTGCTGAAAATGAAATAAGTCCTGATGAATTTGAGATTGAAGATGTTAGACTTTACGGAAGTTACACAACTGGCAAAAACAAAGATACCTCAGATTTAGATGTAATCGTTCAATACAAAGGTTCAATGAAAGAAGATTCAGCTTTTAATATTTTGAATGATACAAACCTAACAATTACAGATGTCAACGGAGTTGAAAGAAAAGTTGACATCAACCCTATCAACAGAGAATTATCTGGAACGATTGATGAACACATTGAGCGTATGCACGAAATTGACGGTGCTTATTTTCAAACAGTAAATACTGCAGGTGCTGAAACATCTGCAGAAATTTCTGAAGCAAAAAAAGAGTGGCTAGAAAAAGGAACTGACAGCAAGTATTTTAAGAAGTGGTTTGGTGATAGTAAAGTCGTTGACGAAAACGGGAAACCTTTAGTTGTTTATCATGGTTCTTTATGGAAATTTGATACATTTGGAAAGAGTGATGAGTTTGACTTTTCGTTTAGTCCAAAATTTGCTCATGAATATGCAGCACAGAAAAGTTTTGAACAGGCTCTTGATTTATCGCCTGTGCTTTATAGTGTGTATTTAAAAGTAGAAAAACCGTTTGATTTCAGAGATGAAAAATCGGTAGATGAATTATTTGCAAAAATTGGGGATAAGGAAATAAGTTTCTTTGGGAATGTTTATACAAAAGAACAGTTCAAAGATTACCTCATGGGTTTAAGTTATGAACATACTGTACCAAAGGCTGATTTTGAAAAAGCACAAATCGGCATGGCTTATAGTCGTTGGAACGAAAATGTTGAAGAAACGATGTCTAGTGTTGCAGATGCAAAAATTGTTTATAAAAACAAAGATTACTTTGTGGCATTAGATGAGATAGATGAGCCTCGAAGAAGTCCTTTTAGTAGTGAGCCTGCAGGAAGGGTTGATAGAGATGATGTATATAAACAAGTTGAAAAATTAGCAAAGGATATTGATTTTGCAGATGAGTATATTAAAAAAATAACATTAAATACAAATCTTGTTAAAACAACTTATGAAGTAGGAAAAGGTTATGTTAATGAATATACTCCTTATGAACTAACTGTCCGTTTAAGAAAAGTTGATAATCCTAAAATTGCAAAAAAAGGTTCTGGTTATGATAATTGGTCTTTTATGGAGTCGTCAAAAGTCGGTGATACTTATTTCTTAGATTTTCTTAAAGAGAACGGTTATGACGGATATTATAAACAAGAAAAAGAACAATTAAATATCTCTGTATTTAATTCTGAACAAATAAAATCCGTTGATAACAGAGGTACGTTTGATGAGGGTAATGCGAATATCTATTATCAATCAGCATATCACGGAACACCTCACAAATTCGATAACTTCTCAACTGAACATATTGGCTCGGGTGAGGGTGCTCAAGCACACGGTTGGGGTTTGTATTTTGCAAGCAATAAAGATATTTCAGAGAATTATAGAAAAGACCTTTTAGAATCTTATAGTAATATGTCTAGTCTTAAATACAAAGGTCAGCCTGTAGAAGAAGAAAATTTGCGAACTGCATTATATAGATTAAAGAAGAATGGCTTAGAAGACGCTTTATTCTATATAGATAAGAAAATACAGTTTTATAAAGAACAATATGAGCGGGATAAAAAAGAATATTCACGTGTAAAAGGATATTTGGAAACAAAAAAAATACTTTTAGATAGAGCAGTAAAAGTTAAAAAAATGCTAAAAGACGTTAAACCTGATGATATAGACATTAATAATGGTCAACTTTATGAGGTTGATATTCCAGAAGATGATGTAATGCTTGATGAAGATTTGCCATTTTCTAAACAATCTAAAAAGGTTCAAGAAGGTTTGAAGTCTTTAACTTCCAATCTTGATGACGGAATGAGTAAAGAAGCAATCCTTGAAGAAATAGAAAGAATTGAAATAGAAATTGAAGAAAATGAAAATAATGATTATATTGATTTAGGACAAAGAGAATATATTTCAGAATGCTTAGAAATGGCATTAGACCACATGAAAGGTAAACTAGCATTAGTCGACATTGAAAATAGCAACTTGAAAGGTCGAACTATTTATAAGGCAATAAGCGAACATTTAGAGTCTGATGAACTTGCCTCTAAAAAGTTAAACGAGTATGGCATTAAAGGTATTAAATACAACGGTCATCAAGACGGTGAGTGTTACGTTGTGTTTGATGATAAAGCCGTGCAAGTTTTAAATACGTTTTATCAATCAAGCGATAATGACTACAACATCAACCGATTATCAAATGATAATCAAGAGGTGATTAAACAAAATGAATTTAATATTACATCAGAACTAGTTACCTACAAAGATTTTATAAAAGAGTTTTCAAATACACTTGAAGACGTGCCAAAAGATTATGAAATAAATGACTTGCAAAAGGCTTTGAAAGATTTAAAAATAGATAGAAATACACCTAAAACAATTAAAACCCCAATTGGTGATGTTTTTGTTACTGCTGATACTATTGAGCATATTATAAGCAGAGAAGATGATAAGACTCGTTATAAATCTATAAACAAAATGTTTATGACGTTAGAAAAACCAACAGTGGTAAACCGTTCTAAAAATGGCGGAGTTTATTATTATAAGATATTCAAAGAAGAAAACAACACAAAAAATCAAACTGTTGTTGTAAGAACAAATGAACTTGGTGAAGTTGTTAAAACTACATTTCCAACAAAAAGGGAAAATAATTTCTTTAATAGTTTAAAAAAGGGTGAAACAATTTATGATGTAAAAAACAAAAGACGTAAGGGTAACAATAATGTTACCCCCGTCAATACCATTATAACAGATAACGCAAATAATTTCAACCCTAATGTGCAATATCAATCTAATTATTCTTCACCTTTAGAAAACTTACATAAAAGAGTAGAAGAAAAAAGAGCGATAAAAGTTCACGAATACAAAGGCTATTTCACAAAAGAAGCTGAAAAAAATATTATCGGCATTATGCAAAACGCCGACGCTTCAACAGTTATTCACGAATTAGGACACGTATTCTTAGACACATTAAAAGACTTGTCAGATATGTCGCCTGAAATTGCTGAAAAGTACGAAGCTGTAAAAAGAGCTTTTCACATTACAGGCTATGAACTAACTGAACAACAACATGAAGATTTTGCTAGAGCATTTGAAGCATACATTTATAACGGAAAAGCGCCAAACAAAACTCTACAAAGTGTATTTACTCAATTAAAAGAATGGTTACGCGGTATTTATGATTATTGGTTAAACAATAATGACGGCTTTGTTTTGCGTGATGATATCAAAAAGGCTTTTGATGAAATTTTTGATGAACAACCAAAAGAAACAAACAAAACAAAAAAAATCAAAAAGTATCTTGAAACAGCAAAAAATATAACAATCTCAAATGACGGACTTTTGACAGATAGTCAAGCTCGACATAAAAAGGTTGCGTATGATATAGTTGCGCGTGCAACAGGCTATAAAAAAGAATATATTCGTATGGTTTTGCATAGCCCTAACAAAATGGCAAAACAGCACGAAGAAATTTACAGACGTTGCAATGAATGTGATGATAAAATTTCGGCTGGTGGATATCCGCCAGAATGGCTTGAATTTTACGGTGACGCAAGTCTTTATGTAGACGGAAACGATTACATCTTAGCTGAACAAGCATTAAGCGATATAGTTAATGACGCTTGGCAACAAACTTTTGATTCTGATGATTATTACAATGAATATCAAGCACAATATGAATATTTACTAAATGCCTATAAAGAAGAAATTCTTGAACGAGATGAAATCTTTTCAGCAATGTTTGAATGGTTAGAAGATTTAGACAAAAAAGATAAAGACGCAGCTTCTTTGTTTAGTGATATGTTCGCACGTGATTTACAATACATTGATAGAATAGAACACCTTTCAGAAATTGAACAAGCGAAACAAGAAATCCGCGAAGCCTTAATTGAAATGCAAAGCGGTAACATAAAAAGACAAAAAGAAGCTCGTAGCACAATCGAAAAAGCTGTAAACAAATTAAATTACAAAACTAAAGAAAACTCTAGCTTTACAGATGATGTGATAAATGATGTTGTAAATAAAGAAAACATTTCAGACGAAGTACAAGCATTTCAAGAAACCGTAAAAACAATCTTGAAAAAATTAGACTTCTTAACACCAACCGACAAAGCTAAAATGTTGACAAATATTCTTGACGCACCTAATGCTACATTTTTAAATGCACGTTTAGATAGCATTATGGATTTAGCGAATACTATGAATGAAGTTAATTATCGAAAGTCACTTCTTGAAGAAATCCGACAAGAGATTATGAGTTCAAAAAATGTAAAACAACAAAATAAATATGTTGGTCGATACGATTATAGAACTAACAAAATCTTTGAAACTTTAAGAACAATCTTAAAAATGACTAACGAAGAAGCTAACGACTTAAGGCTTGAACGACAACAATTAATGGAAGCGGGCGAAACTGACGGTTTGAGTTTTGAAGATAGAATTATCAATAGCTTTTTACAAATTAAAGCTGACGGCTTAACATACGCTAATACAGATTTAATTAAACAATTTTACGATGATGTAATTAGTTTGAAATTGGCGGGTAAAAATGCTAAAGATGAACAAGATTTGCTAAATAAGTTAAACCATAAAAACGCAACTGAAAGCGTGGTTAAAATTCTTGAAAACAAACCTAAAGAAGCTAATCTATTGACTAAACTTTATATCAATAACGTAGCTAATTGGGAGTCAATGTTAAATGCGTTTTTCAATAAAAAAGTAAAAGATAAATACAGTTTAATTGCTAATGAAACAAAATCCTCTGTATTTTCTTTTAAAGAAAAACGAGAGTTTGAAAGAAAAGTTGCTGAAATTTACGGCACTCAAAAATGGAATTATGACGCAGAAATTCTTAAAAACTTATCTCAAGAATTTACTTACAAAAAGAATAACTACGACAAAGTTGTAAACGACGAGGGAAAAACAGAATGGAAACTTCGCCGAGTTGTTCCTGTTAAGTTAAACAAAATGGAATTAATTTTAGCTTATATGTGGGATAAAAACGAAGTCTTGCACGAACGTCAAATAAATATGTGGGGTGAAGACCAATTAATTGAGATGATAGACCAGCTAAGCGATCAAGATAAAAAACTTGGTGACTTAATGATGAAGATGATTAATAAATATTATCCTCTTGCAAATGCTGTATTTATTAAAAAATATGGAATTGATTTACCTAAAGTTGCAGCTTACTTCCCTTCTGTTGCAGAGCGTGACGGAAGTATTTCAGAAATGGATTTATTTACAGATTTTACAATGAAATCTAGCACACCTTCTGCAATCAAAATGAGAAGTGAAAGCACATTTGTTCAATTAAAATATTCTAATCCTGTTGCTATGTTTTATAGCCATATAGACCAAATGAGCAGATTTATTTTCTTAACTGACAGCATTGATAAAATCAATAAAATTTTCAACACAGCTGATGTTAAAGATTTAATCAAAAACAAATTTGGTGATACTGCATTAAAAGAATTTATGCAACAGCTAGTAAATGTTTCTTTTAAACAAAACGCTACAATCAGAACTCAACAAATGCAAGTTGTAAATCAAATGGTTAGCAATTGGACAGCTGGTAATATTATCGGCAAACCTTCAACAGGTATCAAACAATTATTTGCAGCTTTGAACTATCAAACTGCAATGCCTGTTGACGAATGGAATAAAGGTTTCATTAATGCATTGAAACACCCAAAAGAAACCATTCAATATATGTACGATAAGATTGAATATTTACAATATCGTTTTGAAAGCGGTTCACAAAATGAGGCATTACAACAATTTATCAATAACAATTTTATTGAGAAATGGTTCTATGATAGAGTTGAAAAATTTGTAAAAGATGATTCGACTAAGAAACTTTTAAAAATGTCAACAATCACAGCACCACGTAAAATTAGAGAGCTTGCAAGTTTATTCTTGCGACTAGGTGATATGGGCGCAATTATCTTTGGTGGTAAACCTTACATTGATTATTTAATTAATGTAAAAGGAATGAGCGAAGAACAGGCGTTGAGAGAATTTGTCGTAGAAACTCAAAGAACCCAACAATCGGCAGAAATTTCGACTTTGAGCAATTGGCAAATCGCTTCAACATCTAATCCATTTTCCAAATTGTTTATGAATTATAAAAACGCACAAGGACAATTTATTAGAAAGATTGCAGACTCTATTATTAATTATTCACGTGGCGAAATTGATAAAACGCAACTTGCTAAAGATGTTTATATGTATGGATATTTGCAGGGCTTATTGTTCAAGTTAGGTACTTCTCTTTCAATAATAACTCTTGTAAACACAGGCGAAGCAAAAGACTTAATTGATGATTTAATAACTTCTTTATTTGACAACCTAACATTCTTTCATATATTTGGAGACATGGCTGTTGCAATCGCCAACAAAATACTTACAGGTGAAGCCTATGTTAGTACATCACCATTATTTGGTGATATGGCAAAAGAGCTTTTAAAACTTTCTAAAGAAGATGTAAGTATTGAAGATGTGGTTCACGTTTTAGGATTTGCAACGCAAGTAAAAGAAGGTATTCCTTTAAATGCATTTATTAATGAAATGAGCGGTTTAGGTAATATTGCAAACGGTGATATTCAAAAAGGTTCGTTAAAATTTCTGGGCTGGTCTGACAAACGTGCAAGCATTGCAACCGGCACTGCAACCAAAACAAAAGAAAAAAAGAAAAAGAGCAAAAAGAAAAGCTCTAACCATAAATCATTATATTAAATAACACTAGATAATCATTTGATTATCGAATGATAAACAGAAAGGAAATAAAAATGTGCACATTAGATAATGACAAAAAGATAAATCCCGACAAGATAGCAAGCACACCAACTCTGACAGTTGAAGATTTTAAAAAATCCATTAACCCTAACGAATATAACACAAAACTTTCAAAGGAAGATGAAAAAGAGTTTGAAAAATGGTTTATAGATTCAAAACATAACGGCACAATTCACCCTATGGATAGTGGCTACGATTACGACTTTAGGGGGTATTGGAAAAACGAAGTACAAAACAATTCTAAACTTGCTGGGGGTAGTGCAAGCGCCCATTTTACAGACAAGTACAAAAAACCTAACCACGCAACATTTTCAAATGAAAGTATGTACGCAACAGGTAACAATGCTAAATATGCTGGTTATTGGAAGGGTGAAAACTTTATTAAGCCAACAGGAAATAATGAAAGGAAAAAAAGAAAATGACAGTAAGTAAAGATGAAAAACTATACTACAATTGGGACGGTGACGGCTCAACTACTCAATTTGATTTTGACTTTTCTATTGATAATGAAAGTCAATTGGTAGTTATGCATACAGATAATTTAGGTCTGCAAACTACACTTGAATTAAACAAAGATTACACTATTGACGAGGTTGGTAATGATAATGGTTCTTTTATCACATTCCCTATTGAAGGAAGTTCTTACGGCGTAGCAACTGATGAAGAAATAATTTCTATTGTTTTAGAACTACCAATCGAACAAACTATGCCTTATGAAGAAAGTGACAAACTAATAAAAAAAAGGCTTGAAAGAAACTTCGATTATATAACAAAACTTCTGAAGATAATGAATAGAAAAATTGAAAGAAGTATTAAAGTGGCAGAAGGTTCAAAATTACTGCCTGATGATTTATTTAAGAACATAGCTGAAGCTAAAAAACAAGCGGAACAATATGCCAAAAAGGCTTGTGAACAAGTAGAGGGTGCTACGGAATTACTTAATTCTGTAACCGCTATTACTGACACACTAACAGAACAATTTACAAGTTTGTCTGAACAGCAACAACAAATTACAGAATTAACAGCTAACGCTCTTGAAACTATTAATGCTGAAATGGAAAAAGTTAAACAAGGGGCAGAATATATAAAGAACAGTCATACGGATTCTCAACTTGTTAAATTTAAAGTTGTTACAGATATGACACCAGCTGAATACAAAGAACTTAAAAAGGCAGGACAGCTAAACGCAGAATCAATGTATTTTGTGTATGAAAATGACGACACTCCAAAATACACAGTTGAAGCAACGACAGGAGAAACAGGTGGAACAACAGAAAGCGAAGGTGCATAATGGCGGTATATTTAGGCGATAAAATAATTTATTCTGGTGGTGGTTCTGGCGGTTTGACCGTTGATTTACCAGCTGATATAACACAAGGTTATGAAACTGTTACTAACAATCCTGCAAGACCTTTATATAGTGATTGGGGTACATTACAAGGTGAAGTAGATTCTTGTATAAATCAATACAGTAGTGAAAACTTTTTCGTAAATATCTTGCAAGCCTTAAACTTATGGCAACAAGATATGAACTTTGCTTCTGCGTATGGTTTTATTGTTGCAAACGATTGCGATAGTATCACTTTCTCTATTGGTGACTATTACGTTACATCAACAGGTGTAGGTGGTGCAAAAAGAACAGTAAACGAAGACGGTACAATTTCTGTAAAAACAGAAGCTACACTTACTAATGTTAAGGCAGGTACACGTATCATCACAGCCTATCAAGACATTGAGCAATTTGATATTAAAACATTAAAATTTCCCACAAACGTAAGCTACTATTATTTTAACTGCAACCTTGTTTATAATGAAAATATGTTTACTTATGGTAGTTTTATCTCTAGTTATAGTGACCTTAGAGGTTTTGAAATTGCTGAAGGTAAGAATATTATATTTGACAGCTCGACAGATTACAGTACCAAAACATTTACTATCTTTACAAACTTCCCACGATTAGAGTCACTACCTAAGAAATTAGACCTTTCGGGATTTACAGGAACAATAAATTTTGCTAATGATTGTCATATCTTAAAGCAATTGCCAGAAGTTTTAAACATTCCAAATATTTGCGGAATTGACGGATTTTTAAAGAATTCGGGTTGTCCAGAAAATTTCCCTTACACACTAAATCTTAGCGGTCTAACTAAGTGTAATGATATCCTATATAACACAAAAGGTATAAAAAGGCTTACACACCCGATTACAATTAGTGCTAATTGTAACATTGTTAATTTACTAAGAAATACTGTTGGTATTGATACAATTGAAAAAATTTCTTTAACTTTAAACAATACGGTCAATGGTTCAAACACTACTAACTACACTTTAAATAACTGTCTTGACTCTTTGCAGGCGCAAGAGATAAAAGAATTAGCAATTAAAAGTAATGTAACAACGTCAACATTTGAAGGTTTAAAAGACGGTTATATCATCTGTCAAAAAATTGGAACATTTACTGCTGAAGCTGAACATTTAGGTTCTTGCTTAACACGTTTACCTCGTTGTTTAAAAATCGACAAAGTTATTTTGAACACAAAAAATTCAACAAGTACCCAATATGTCGCTTTACCTTCTGTTGAGTTTGGTGATATTGGCGAGGTTGAAATCACATCAGAAGGTGATTTATATTTCACTCTTGGTAAAATTGGTAACGCAACAGCAAAATATAACAACATTGACAGTATCACATTAACCGCAAGTGGCGATATTGTTTCTAATGATAAAATTAATCAGATTACCACTCTAAAAAGCCTTACTGCAACAACAACTAACGGTAAATGCGATTTGAACTATGGCGCAAAAAATGTTAGCAATATGACAATTAACGCAACAGGCGATTGTAATATCGGCACAAATACAATGACATTCGGGAATGTTAGCGTGACGACTTCTGGCAAAGTTGGCGGTGGTGGTAGCGCCTACAAATGCGGTAATGTCAATATCTCTTGTGGTTCTGTCGACGGATTGCTTTCAAGCGGTACTCTTGTTTCTGTTGGCGATATTTCTATTACAAGCACAGGCGATATTAAAGCTGTATTAAAAAATACTGGACAATTAATTAAAGCAGGTACAATTACGGTTACATCTGGCACATTAATTAATGAACTTATTTCTGCTAGCAAAGTTTTTGAAATGGGTGAGGTTATTCTTACTGCGCCAAGTGTAGTAAGTTCTCTATACAATCTTAGAGGTTTGCAAAGTTTAAAAGTTACAATTAATGCAAACACCAAAATATCTAGTGTTTTATATATTGCTGAAAAAGTTTTGTTTATGGAAGATTTAGATATTACCGCAACTGCGTTAAGCCTTGCTGAAAATGGTAACATTGGTTTTAATTGTTCCGCTAAAAACTTGAATATTAATTTGCACGTTGAGTCAACAGCATGTAAAATAGATGTCTTTGACGGCGATTTGACAACAATGTTAAATGTTACAGGGCAAATTAAAATTAAGGCTAAAGGTGATTGTAAGATATTTACAGGCACTCAGAGACTTGAAAACTTTAACTGCGATTTAGATATAGATATCGTTGGACAACTTGGTTTATTTTATGGCACTTCAAACAGTCCAGAACTAAATAAATTAAAAACATTAAATCTTGGAAATAAAATCAAAGCAACAGGCGGTTTGAGAATTGGAAACCCTTATTCAATCGTAACGCTTAATGGTGATTTTTCTAACTTAACAGCAAATGACCAATATAATACATTTTTCGACAAAATGTACAATCTTGTTAATGCAAATGTTATTCTATCTTCAACCGCAAGCATAGATTGCTTCAAAGACTCAACACTATTAAGTCTTGCAAGTTTAAATTATATAGCAAATAATGCCCCAACCTTAACGACATCAAAGGCTATTGCATTTTCTAAGGCAGTATATGACCAAAATGCGGATTGGTACAGCACACTTGTATCAAAAGGTTGGACAGTAAATAAAACAAATTAGAAAGGAAAACAATGAAAAAGATTTTACCCTTATTAGCATTGTGCATTTTTTGCACGTTGCCGACACTAGCAGACGAATTAAAAGAGGTTGAGCCTGCAAATGAGATAATTAATGCTCAAGACAATAAAATTGTCGTAGTGGTTCAGAAACAACCTCTAAATGAACGCTCTAATCAAAAGGTCATTATCAAGCGAAATTGGTTAGGTGTTTATATTCAAATTAATGGAAAAGTTAAAGTGAATCCGCTAACTAGCACTTACGAGGTACAATAGATGTTACAAGTTCCTGAAGTTGCCCCTAGTATGTTACAAATTTATGGCGAAAAAAAACTTGTCATAACTTTTGATTGCAAAAATCCTGACGAATATCTTGCTGATGTTTCGCTTATTGGATTATCAAAAGCCGAGAAAAAGTTAGCAAAGAAAAAGCCTTTTGTTGTTACAAAAGGCTTTAAGGTACTTATCGACTTCGAAGACGATCATTATTTTTTTGTTATTCCCAATGGGTATCGTTGGAATGGTGCGAATGTTCCGCCATTCGCTTGGGTTCTAATCGGACAAAGAACTGACCCAAGATTTAAGCTCGCTAGTTGTGTTCATGATTATATGTGCGAACACCACAAAGTTATAGGCTACAATCGTTATTTATCTACGCTTGTTTTTGTTACTTGTTGTCAACATTTTGGCGACTTCCCTGCGTGGAAATTATTTGCAATGAAACATAGTATTGACAATTATCAAAAGGTATTTGGTAAAGATGAGGAAGGTAAAAGGTGGAAAGTATGAACATTGAACAAGCTACGCTAGTGGCTATTGTTGCTTTAATTATAACTGTCGCAGGGCAATTGTTGTATATCGCTTATATGTTTGGGCGCTTTGCAACAAAACTAGAGAATTTAGAAAAGCGACAAGAGAAGCATAATAACGTAATTGAACGACAATTTAAAACTGAAAGCGACGTAAACACTTTATTTGAAAAAGTAAAAGTGAGCAATCATAGATTACAAGATTTGGAAAATGCAGTTATGGGTAGCCATAATAATAATGAGAGGTGGTAAATATGGCAAAAGTTAAGTACATTATAGGACATTGGACAGGTGCAAGCTCATACAACGTGAGCGAATACATCAAGAATTGTTATCAACTAATTATCACGAGAAATGGCGACGCAATAAAAGGTTATAAAGGTGTTGGCGAAACTGCAAGCACCGCAGGTATGAATTCTATTACTTATAATATTTCTTGCGCGGGTGATAATTTGAGCGCACCGCTAACAAGAAAACAATGTGAACGATTTTTCTACGAGTGCGCATTTATGCTTAAACATTATAATTTAACAGTTGATAAGTTTTATACGCACGCTGAAATAGGTAATATGTATAAGAATGGTACAATTACAAAATTATTGCCAATGAATAAATGGTTAAAGGATAATGAAGGCAAAATCGACTTAACAAAATTGCCGTATGACTTTAAAGGTAAATCTCATGGTGATTTTATCCGTTCAAAAATTAAATGGTATTATAACGAACTGTTTAAATAG